CAATACAATGATAAGCAAAGTAATATTGCGCACTATGACGAAACGATAACACGACTACGAGAATTACGTGCCGAATTATCACATCTGGAGGTGTGAGGTGGATTTTGATGATTTATTCACAGATGAAATACCTCCAGACATTGCAGGCGATAGCATACTGGAGAAAGATAGCGCATTGGCGCTACTACTACGCCTGTATGCTAACAACACGCAAAATCAGAAGCATTTCGCGCATTTACGACGCAGCCTAAAAAAGAACGTAGCGAATACGGTTTTGCCCGATGTTATGAACTGGTCGAATGGCACGAAGGTTTCTCTTGAATGTGAATGCCCGACACCAGATTCCTACACCAAGGAGGAATATGTATTGATTGATGGGAATCGCTGTCCGAAATTGCCTATGCCGTCGATGGCAGTAGTTAAAGGCGATAGCCGCGTGCCGGAAATCAGCGCCGCGTCTATTCTGGCGAAAGTAACGCGTGACGCTGAAATGGCAGCGCTGGACACCGTCGGAACCGCCTGGCGTTCTGGCAAGGCAAAAGGCGCAACCGGTCGTCCGGTAGCGTTGCTGGCACAGTTCCTGCTAAACCGCGCCGGATTTAACGGCGAAGAGTAATTGCATCAGGCATTGTTATTGTCGGATGCGGCGTAAACGCCTTATCCGACCTACACAGCACTGAACTCGTAGGCCTGATAAGACGCGATAGCGTCGCATCGGGCAATACGGTGTTTACCTGATGTGTATTTAAATCCACCACAAGAAGCCTCATATATGAAAAACGCAACGTTCTACCTTCTGGACAATGACACCACCGTCGATGGCTTAAGCGCCGTTGAGCAGCTGGTGTGTGAAATTGCCGCAGAACGTTGGCGCAACGGTAAGCGCGTACTCATCGCCTGTGAAGATGAACAGCAGGCTTACCGGCTGGATGAAGCCCTGTGGGCGCGTCCGGTAGAAAGTNTTGCAAAGGATATGCGTGCACTGCATGAAAAAATTGGTGATAACGCATGGACTGATGAGCAACGGGCAGAGTGGAACAGGGCGAAAGCTGAGCTGGATGCGCTGGATGAGCAAATCGCCCGTGAAGAAGAGTTGCGCCGTCAGGATCAGGCATATGTGGATGAGTCCGGGCCGGAAGAGCGCCAGAATAATGAGGCGGAGAACGGGAAAAAGGCGGTGGAAGAGAAGCGTGCTGCGGCATTTAACCGTTTTCTGCGTGCCGGATTTGCAGAACTGAATGCTGAAGAGCGTAATCTGATGCGTGAACTGCGGGCTCAGAGTGTAACAACGGATTCTCAGGGCGGATATACGGTGCCCACGCAGATGCGTAACAAAATCATTGACACCATGAAGGCTTATGGCGGGATTGCCAGTGTGGCGCAACTTCTGACCACATCAACCGGGCAGGATATCACCTGGTCAACGTCTGATGGCACGACTGAAGAGGGCGAACTGCTGGCGGAAAATACAGCCGCAACGGAACAGGATGTGACGTTCGGGACCGCTATTCTGGGGGCTAAAAAGCTGTCATCAAAAATAATTCGTGTGTCCAATGAGCTGCTCCAGGACAGTGGGGTGGATATTGAATCTTATCTGGCAAACCGTATTGCCCAGCGTATTGGTCGTGGAGAGGCAAAATATCTGGTTCAGGGGACCGGAACGGGATCACCGTTACAGCCAAAAGGGCTGGCAGCGTCGGTGACGGGAACCATCCAGACTGCAGCCTCTGCCGCTTTCACCTGGAAAGAAATGAATGCCCTGAAACATGCCATTGATCCGGCATATCGTGGTGGGCCGAAATACCGCTGGGCATTCAATGATGCCACATTGCAGACTATTGAAGAGATGGAGGATGGACAGAAACGCCCGTTATGGCTGCCGGATATTGCAGGCGGTACGCCGGCTACTGTGCTGGGGATCCCTTATGTTATTGATCAGGCTATTGACGGGATTGGTACTGGAAAAAAATTCATTTTCCTGGGGGATTTCAACCGCTTTATCATTCGCCGCGTTACTTATATGGAACTGAAACGTCTGGTTGAGCGTTATGCTGAGTTTGATCAGGTGGCATTTCTGGCTTTCCATCGTTTTGACTGTGTGCTGGAAGATGTGGCAGCCATCAAGGCGCTCACTGGCAAATAACCACTCGTTGTTCAGTTACAGACCGCGCCGACGCGGTTTTTTTATGCCCGCACAGTGTTGCGGGCAGGAGTTTCTGATGGCAGCAATAGTGGAAAAACTCAGGGCGCAGTGCCGTATTGATACAGATGATGCAACTGATGATGAGTTACTGATGCTGTATTTCCGGGCTGCCTGCCGCAAGGCAGAAAATTTTATCAACCGTAAGCTTTATGAGGAGACGGTGCCGGAAGGTGATCCTGAAGGGGTGCTTATAGCTGATGATGTTTTGCTGGCGCTCATGTTGCTGGTCGGGCACTGGTACGAAAACCGGGAAAATTCCTCAGATGTCAGCAAGGCACCAGTCCCGTTTGGTTTTTCTTCTCTGCTGGAGCCTTATCGTTTTATTCCTTTGTAGGAGGAGACATGCAGGCGGGCAGATTACGTGATCGCGTAATTATTCTGAATGTCACCACCGCCCGCTCTCCGTCAGGGCATCCGGTGGAGACGGTGACGGAGGGAGCTACCGTATGGGCAGAAGTTAAGGGTATCAGCGGGAGGGAGATAATCTCAGACGGAGCAGAAACCGCTCAGGCTACGGTCAGAGTCTGGATGAGATTCCGGCGCGATGTGACAGCGACTTCACGTCTGAAAGTGCTGACCGGTGCATTTAAAGGGGCCATTCTGGGTATAGAAGGTCCACCAATACCGGATGCACGCGCTACCCGGCTTGAAATACTCTGCAGCCTGAAGGGGAATGTGTGATGGATTTCAGTCTTGATTTTTCCGGCCTGGCGGATATTGCACGGGATTTGGAGACGCTCAGCAGGGCAGAAAACAATAAGGTTCTGCGCGATGCCACCCGTGCCGGTGCTGAAGTTATGCGGGATGCAGTTGTTGAACGTGCGCCGGAGCGAACCGGGAAACTGAAGAAAAATGTGGTTGTTCTCACTCAGCGTTCAAAGCGTCGGGGGGAAATTATCTCGGGTGTCCACATTCGCGGACGGAACCTGCGAACCGGAAACAGTGATAACAGCATGAAAGCCAGCGATCCCCGAAATGCATTTTACTGGCGCTTTGTGGAGCTGGGAACGATAAACATGCCCGCGCATCCATTCATTCGCCCGGCTTTCGATACGACAGAGGAGCTGGCGGCGCAGGTTGCCATACAGCGAATGAATCAGGCTATTGATGAGGTCTTAAGTAAATGAGGGAGGCCACACTGTATTCCCTGTTGTCTCAGCTGGCCGGAGGACAGGTTTATCCTTATGTGGTCCCGCTGACGGAGGGAAAGCCTGCGGTATCTCCGCCGTGGCTGGTGTTTTCTGTGGTGTCTGACACGGTATCTGATGTGCTTGATGGGCAGGCTGAATCCAGAATTACCGTGCAGATCGATGTCTGGGCGACAGTACCTGATGACGCAGATAATATTCGTGAGCAGGCGCTTGATGCGGTAAGAAAACTGGCACCCTCCGTTATTTCTAAAACGCAGGGTTATGATCCTGACTCCCGTCTGAGCAGAGCCACGCTTGAATTCCAGGTAATAGCCTGAGGTCATTAATGATTTTACCCACCCGCCGCTGGCGGGTTTTTTTATTTTCAGGAGACGAGTATGTCCTCTAATTTTGAGCGTTCGCAACTGACGAAAATTATGATTTCGTCTGCACCGGTAACAGCAGAAACCCTGGATTCTGCCAGCTATCTTGGCCTGAGCTGTACAATCAAAGAGGTGCAGTTTACCGCAGGACAAAAGCAGGATATTGATGTCACCACGCTGTGTTCTGTTGAGCAGGAAAATATTAACGGTCTTGGGGCTGCTTCAGAGATTTCCATGTCAGGCAACTTTTATCTGAATGCTGCCCAGAACGCGTTGCGCAGTGCCTATGACAATGACACCACGTATGGCTTTAAAGTTATTTTTCCGTCAGGCAACGGATTTACCTTTATGGCAGAGGTGCGTCAGCATACCTGGTCTGCAGGAACCAATGGTGTTGTGGCTGCAACGTTTTCTCTGCGCCTGAAAGGTAAGCCTGTGCTGACGACAGAGCCGCTGAAAGTGAGGGTCGATTTAAAAAGCACGCTGCGGGTTGCTTCCGGAGCGAAACTTGAAATGGCGGTTGAGGCTGTGGGTGGTGTGCCGCCTTATTCTTATGCCTGGAAAAAAGGTGGTTCTCCTGTTTCCGGACAGACGGCGGCAACGTTCAGTAAGGCATCAGCAGCATCCGGTGATGCCGGTGCGTATACCTGCGAGATTTCTGATTCAGCGAGCCCGGTTAACAAAGTGACCTCCACTTCCTGCACTGTAACCGTCAGTTAATGAGGATGGATGTGATGACTAAAAATATCCGTAATCTGGCACTGGCAACGATGTCGGGGTTTCGCCATAAAACCGTTGATGTGCCTGAATGGGAGGGAGCAACGGTTGTGTTACGGGAACCTTCTGCAGAAGCCTGGTTGCGCTGGCAGGAGATCGTTAAAGCAAAAGATGATGAGACACCGTTATCCGTTGCGGAGCGCGCCCGCCGAAATCTGGAGGCAGATGTTGAACTGTTCATTGATGTTCTGTGTGATACCGGACTGCAACCCGTATTTTCAGAGGATGATCGTGAACAGGTGATTGCCGTGTATGGCCCGGTGCATGCGCGGCTTCTTCGGCAGTCTCTGGAATTGATCAGTGATGCCGGCGAGGTTAAAAAAAAGTAGCGCTTCCGGGGATGCGTTTTCTGATGATGCTGGCGCTCAGGATGGGGCGCACATTGTCAGAGTTACGCCGGGAAATGTCCGCATCAGAAATCATGATGTGGGCAGAATTTGACAGGTTCAGCCCGCTGGGGGACGAACGGGCTGATTTCCGGGCTGCCCAGATTGTTTCAGCTGTTTACGGTGCGCAGGGGGTCAAAGTGTCACTGAATGATGCGCTTCTTCAGTGGGAGAAGGAGCAGACAGAAGGCGCTTCAGATCCATTTGCCGGACTGGAAAATGCGCTTTTAATAGTGTCTCAGTGAGTCAACATAACCGCTTCGGCGGTTTTTTTTCGTCCGGAGAATGAGTGTGGCGACATTACGTGAACTGATTATTAAAATCTCGGCAAACTCCCGGTCATTCCAGTCAGAGATCTCCCGGGCTTCGCGTATGGGGCAGGATTACTACCGCACCATGCAGAACGGAGGCCAACAGTCTGCTGCTGCCTCCCGTGAAATGCGGCGTGCACTGGCAGAAGTGACGGATCAGATAAATACAGCTAAATCTTCGGCACTGAATATGGCGGGGGCATTTGCCGGGGCTTTTGCTACCGGTCATCTTATTTCTCTCGCCGATGAGTGGAATTCAGTAAATGCCCGTCTGAAGCAGGCCTCACAGTCCAGTGATGATTTTCAGGCATCACAGCGTGAATTAATGGCGATCAGCCAGAGAACGGGGACGGCGTTTTCTGATAACGCCAGCCTTTTTGCCCGTTCTGCATCTTCCATGCGGGAGTATGGTTACAGTTCTGAGGAGGTACTGAAAGTCACCGAGGCGCATGAGCACTACCGGACTTACTGCGCAGGCGTATGGCGCCAAAAACCCCCTGNCGTTTTGCCGTCGTTTACAAGGNCTGATTTACCGCTGATCTCCATGCCTTCCAGCAATGCCAGCTCTTTACCTGCAACGGAAATAGTCATTTTTTCCAGCGACAGTTTTTGATTGCCTACACGCTCACCAAAACTTGCCAGCGTGCTGGAGCCGTCAGTTTTGAGATTATTAAAGGTCAACTGTACTTTCTGGTTGTACTCATTAACGGCGTCTATAATGCCGCTTTGCGCTTCTCCAGACAGAGAGATCGCTTTTCCATCTTTGTCGGCATTTAGTTGAAATTCACCGCCGCTAAAAGCAACTTTCTCGCCTTCTTGCTCGTAATTCAGTGGTTTGAGGGAAATATCAGAACTGGAGTCGCCGTTATAACCGATACGGGAATTAATCACAAAAGGTGTTTCACCTTTTGCCATCTCAAACAATGGGTTAGTGACGTTGGTATTGACCAGCGTCGTTTGAACTGAGGCCATCGACGGAATTAAATTCAGCTTTTTAAGCTGAGCCAGAGGGAAGGGGCCGTGGTCGATATTTTCGTTGAGGATGACGCTCTGCCCGCTTTTAATCCACGGATTTTCTTTGCCAGCAACGGGTTTCACAACTAACTGCAACTGGCTACTGAATACGCCGCGATGATAGTTTTGATAGCTGACTTCGAGGTTGGATTCAGGCGCTGTCAGTTTAAGTTGCGTATTCGCCTGCGCAACCATCTCTTCGAGATGCGTTTCCAGTTTCTTGCCTGTGTACCACGCGCCGCCTGTCCAGACTACGCCGAGCGCAACAATGACGCCTACCGCTACCAGCGATTTTTTCATAATGATTATCCGTAAAATGAAATCAGGCGGACTGGCCGCCTGAAAGTGTTATAAGCCTTTAATAAGCTTAGCAAGAGATGTTAACTATTTCAGTAAGCTCTTACAGTTTGTTGTAAACCCGGGCTAAACGGCCATGGCCTTTGACCTTGACTGGTGACTCATTGGCGGCAATAAACGCTGATTCGCCAGGTTTAAGCAGCAACTGCTGAGAGTCTTTATTTAGCGTGGCTTCGCCTTCTACGCAGAACAGAATCGCCGCGCTTTGTTGACCGATAGTGCACTCTTTATCGTTAAGGTCATGCAACGAGAAAGCAAAATCATCAACCGGGATCGGGAAGTCCAGCTCTGCGCCATGTTTTACTGGCTGGGTCAGCAACTGATTGGCTGGCTTAGCTTCGAACTTAACGTTGGCGACCAGTTCCGGGATATCAATATATTTTGGCGTCAGCCCCGCACGTAGCACGTTATCGGAATTCGCCATCACTTCCAGCGCCACGCCTTGCAGATAGGCATGTGGCGTTTCGGCGAACAGGAACATGGCTTCACCTGGATTCAGCTTCACCACATTCAACAGCAGCGGGGAGAACAGGCCGCTGTCATCCGGGTAAAATTCAGAAATTAAACGAATCGTTTGCCACGGTTCACCCTGTTGACTGTGGAGCGCCGATTTTAAAATTGCCAGTGCACGGGATTTCTCTTCACCTTGCATATTTAACAGGCTGGCGAACAGTTCGCTTAAGCGTTCGGCATTGGGCTGCTGTAAAAAGTGAGCAATGGCTGGATGCGCATCAGCGACTGGCTGGAGCAGAGAAACAATCTCGGAGAACTCACGAAACGCGTTCATCGCGAGGAAAGGGGTCAGAGCAAAAACCAGCTCCGGCTTGTGGTTCGGATCTTTATAGTTTCGCTCGGCGGCATCCATTGGGATACCGGCGGCATTTTCTTTGGCAAAACCGATTTCAGAATTGCGTTTGTTCGGATGAACCTGAATGGAGAGCGGCTGGGCTGCGCATAATACTTTGAACAGGAAAGGCAGTTCGCCAAAGCGCCGGGCAACAGCCTCACCCAAAAGAGTGGATTTATTGCTTTCAATTACATCGCGCAGTGAAACAACCTCTCCGGCGGCGTTGTGCACACGTGAACTGCTCTTGGGATGTGCGCCCATCCATAATTCGGCCATCGGTTGGNNNGATACATCATGGTCATGCCTGGCGGTACACGCTGGCTGACCACCGCACGGGCCGTCAGTGCGCCATTAGCGTTAAACACTTCCACCCAGTCGTTATCAACAATGGACAGTTCACGGGCGTCAGTTTCGCTGATCCAGACAAT